TGATTATTTGGATACATCGGAGACAGAAACGGCGCTCATTGCCACTAGACCGGACCAAATAAAGGATAATAAATTTTATACGCATTCAGAAATTGACCCGTCACTCATGTTTGGTGTGATGGGCAATTCCATTATTTATCCCGAAGCGAATCAGTTGCCTCGTGACGTGTTTTCGTGTGGTCAAAGTAAACAGGCTGTATCCATGTATCATTCAAATTATCAGATGCGAATGGATAAAATGGGTGTCATTTTAAATTATGGTCAAACACCGCTTATCAAGTCGCGATATTTGAAATACATTAATAACGAGGAGCAGCCATATGGAGTCAATGCGATTGTCGCGATTATGAGTTACACAGGTTACAATGTCGAAGATGCGATTTTAATCAACGAAGGGTCTATTAACCGAGGTCTATTTAGGACCACCTATTACACGACATATGAGGCGCGAGAAGAGAGTTCAAGAGTGTCAGGTGGTAATACAAACTCGTTTTTTACAAATATTGACGCAAAACAAAACGTGTCAAGATTAAAAGAGGGATTCGATTATAGCAAATTGGATCAGCATGGTCTAATCAAGGAAAATGCCGAAATAAATGACCGTGTTGTTTTAATTGGTCAAGTTTCGACAACCGTAGAAAACAAGGGCGAATATGCTGACGGTTCAAAGACGACGAAGAAAGGTCAGCTCGGGTTTGTTGATAAGTCGTTTATTTCGGAGGGCGAAGAGGGCTTCAGAATTGCGAAAATTCGCGTCCGTGAAGAACGCCTGCCGGCAATTGGTGACAAAATGGCTTGTGCTTTACCTACACAACAAGTTTTAACAAATGAAGGTTGGGTTGAAATTAAAGATATTGATATTACAAAACACAAACTTGCGACTTTAGATACTAATGGAAATATGTGTTATGAATATCCTGTAAATAAATTTGAATATGACCATAATGGCAAAATGTATTATGTTAAGAATAAACAAGTAGAGGTAGTATGTACATTAAATCATAAGTTATACATTAAAAGACGTGAGAAGACCAAAGGAGAAAAAGAATATGAATTATTGGAGGCTGAAAATGTCATTGGTAAGATGGTTAGATTTCAAAAATCAATGAAAAATGTGTATCCTGATGTAGAATACATGAATTTAGGTAATAATATCAAATATATAATGGATGATTGGTTACAATTACTAGGTATGTTCATAGCGGATGGATGTGTTAATAATAGGGCAGTAATATTGTCAGCACATAAACAAAGAAAAATAGACTTTAACATTGATTTTTTAACTAAACTAGGTATTAGTTATTATCAAGATAGTTATAATGGTTATTTTGCAATTAATATTGGAAAAAATAAGGAAATATATGAGGAATTAAAAAAATATAGTTTAGGAGCATTAAATAAATATTTACCAGAATATGTTTGGACATTGTCGCAAAGACAGTGTATTATATTACTAGAAGCACTTATGGAGGGAGATGGTCATACATATACCGATGGGTTTTCAAGATATGGTACTATCAGTCCTAAATTAGCAAATGATATTTGTAGACTGGCAGTACATTGCGGATGGTCTGGTGTAACAAAAATCGCATCTGAACCGGGTGATAATAAACATATAATAACGGGAACAATTGGATATAATAATGGTAAATCGCATGAAATCTGTTCAAAACATACATATTATAAAATTAGTATTATTCGTAAGCAAAACCAGCCATATATTAATAAAAAAGTAAACGGTTCCAATGAGGAAAAATTAATTGATTATAATGGCAAAGTATATTGTGTTGAAATGCCTTCGTCACATTTATATTATATGAGAGAGAATAATTTCGCACCATCTATGCTCATAGGAAATTCCCGCGCTGGGCAAAAAGGAACTTTAGGTCTCATTATTCCCGAAGAAGACATGCCTTTTACTGCGGACGGTGTTAGACCCGACCTCATTATTAATCCGCATGCGCTACCATCACGTATGACCATCGGACAACTCGTCGAATGTCTGCTTGGCAAGGCATGTACGATGTATGGCGGCTATGGTGACTGTACCGCATACGCCACAAAGGGCGCCAATTACAACACATATGGCCCAATGTTGACAAAAATGGGTTACCATAATTCAGGCAACCAAATTTTATATAATGGTTTCACAGGGGAGCAACTGTATTCCGAAATATTCATTGGACCGACCTATTATATGCGTCTGAAACACATGGTTAAGGATAAAATCAATTATCGTGCTACAGGTAAGCGTAGTGCTTTAACAAGACAGACAAATCAGGGTAGAGCAAATGACGGTGGTCTAAGAATTGGTGAGATGGAACGTGATGGTATTATGGCACACGGACTATCGTATTTCTTGAACGAGACATATATGGTCCGCGGTGACGAATATTACATGGCTGTTTGTAATAAAACTGGCGCGATCGCTGTTTGTAATCCGGAACGTAATCTCTTTCTAAGTCCATTTTCAGATGGTCCTCTTATGTTCAGCAATTCAAAGGAAGGGCAGCCTGTTTTAGATGCGTTTAGTGTTTACGGTAGGTCATTCAGCATTTTGCGTATCCCATATGCGTTGAAACTGCTGATGCAAGAGCTTCAAGTGATGAATGTTCAGATGCGCGTTATTACGGAAGACAATGTAGACCAGCTACTTAATTTGTCTTATCAATCGCAGAATATCGACAAGTTACTTGGAATAGACCACGGCGAAGATGGTCTCGCAACTCGTGAAATTAGTGAAATTATTGAAAATTATAAGAAGCAAACGACGGCAAAGGTAAACGTAAGGAGGCAAACTGGAGCCTTGGATATTGAAAGAGATAATTCAACCGAGTCGCCGCAAAGTTTAGAACGAGGTCAAAGTAGTGGTTCCGAAAATTCTATAGAAATAGAAAATTCAGCATTCAAGGTTGGTGAGGAAGTTATTGTCAATAATGAAGAAACAAGAGAAAACTTCCACGCAGTCATTAATAAAGTATATATGGATGCCCAAGGCAATGAAATGTATAATGTAGTTTTTGATGATGGAGAATTGGAACGAGATGTTAACAGAAGCCGAATTAAGTTGTATAATCAGACACAATCATATGCTGAGCAAAGTCCTGTATATAGTCCAATTAGTCCTGCTGAGCCACCTCCTGAAAACCTGGTGAATAGCTTAACCAATAGTGTTAAAAACTCAGTAGAAAGCTTAGACAATACTTTAGGTGAAATCGGGTCATCTGTGGCCAATACATTCAATGGAGCATCCGACGCTCTAACAAATAAAATAGGTTCTATTAGTGATGCGATTAGTGGTGGAACACAATTAGAAATTTTTGATGATCCGCAAATGAATGATGTATTTAACCAATTGTCGCCAGACAAAAAAGCCACCATCATTAAAATGGATGAAGAACAGCGAAAATCAGTAATGACGCAAATAATGGCACAAACGCAACAATCGCGTTCTCAGTCAGGAGGAGGTCTTTCATCTTATTTTAATGGTCTGCCAGTTCAAAATCAAATTGCCGCCTTACAAAATACCTATAAAAGTATGGCCAATGAATTCAAACAATTGTCGGGGGTAGTAAATGCGCCGCAAATAACCATTTTGAAGCCGCAGTCGGCCGCCGAAGCACTGTATGGCAGCACATTGTCCCTATTTGCGCCGGATAGCGGTGTAAAGAAAGGAGGGTCTACAAAAGATAGTAACGATAATACAAGTGATAAAAGTGAAACACCATCTACAAGCACAAGCAGTAGCAGTAGCAGTAGTAGCATCAATCAAGGCGGTGGGTATGTAGTTAAAAAGATTTAGATTTTAAAAGGATTTATATAAAAACCTTGTATAAAAAAGACAAAATAATATAATAAAAATTGAAATAAAAGTAACTCTTGATTATATTATTATATTATAATAGAAAATGGCAACAGTTCAAAATACAAGCAGTTTAATCTCATCAATATACAAGTCTAGAACAATTATTCTAGACCTAATGAATTCTCAAGGGTATTATACCAATGACTATGAAGGATTTAGTGTAAATGAAGTGAATACAATGAAGGTAAATAACCAGCTGGACATGATTTTAGAGAAATCAGTCGAAGATGTCGACATAAAAAGGAAATCCAAGATTTATATACGCTATTATTTAGCAAAAACATTGAGGCCGCAAAATTTACAGGAGATGATAGACGACCTCTTTAATGTTGAAGAAGTGCTTAGTAAGTACGACACTCTATTTATTGTAGTCAAAGACGAAGTCAATGAAACGCTTATTAACGCGTTGAAACACATATGGGAACAGGAGAAGATTTTCATTGTAATTCAGAACTTGAAGCGACTACAATTTAACATTCTGAAGCACGCTTTAGTTCCACCTCATCGTATTCTAAGTAGCGCCGAAGTGATTGCGACCAAGAGACGATATAATGTTATGGACGATAACCAATTTCCGGATATTTCGCGTTTCGATCCAGTAGCACAGGCAATCGGAATTAGACCTGGGCAAGTTTGCGAAATAATTAGACCAAGTAAGACGGCGATTTCGGCTCCTTATTATAGAATATGCGCCTAAACCCTTAGAAAAACATTAAGTTCTTAATAAAAAAGAAAGGTAAATGTATTTTGTTTATAATTTAATATACAAAATATATAATATGGATACCAAAGCACAACATTTTGAAGAGAAAATAAAAGGCATAAATTCTAGTTTTTTATCTGCTTTAGATGAATTCAAAAAATACTATGTTTATTATCACAAAAATCCAGAAGTAAATGAATATTCAAATAATTTTGTAAACAGTAAAAATCAGTTACAACAATTAAGTGGCGAAATGTTTACAGTAACAAACAATATACAAAAGAACATTGAAGAATTGGACCAAGGTATTACAATCGTTTCAGATGAACTAACAAAAGAGAAAAACAAGAACAATGAATTAGAGAAACTGGCAACTGGTTTAAAAGGGACCAAAGATGGCTCTAGTATGTTAGTTGACGATACAAAAAAGGAATATCAGCATCTTTTCTTCCAAAACTTTGAAGTATTCATTGGAATATTAATTATTTTAGGATTGTTGATTTCGCCAAAAGCCGCCATTGTTTTGTTAGTTATTGCTATCATTATCAGCTATTATTTGGGAATAATGAAAATCATTTTGCCGGTATTTTCGTATTTATAAATAAATAATAGTATATATCTATTTATAATGCTTTCTTTAAGTAATCGGTTTCTAAAACATCCGTCTTGTAATTTAAACAATCATCCACTAAACAATCATGCACTAAATAATCATAATTTAAAAGAATATATTCGAAAAATTGAGCGCGACTTGAAAAATAAGAATCCTCTTACAATCGGCAATATAAACCCCAATCATTGTAGTTTACATGTAGTAAGTATAAGCATTCTATTTTTGTTAGCTGGTTACTACTATATAAACCCAAGTGGTTTTTTTTTACCAAAGTGGTAAACAAATATAATATTATGTAAATATAATATAAATATAAAATATGGATAATAGCGGTTTAAACTCGGATATGTTAAAAATACAAGCATTGGAAAAGGAGTATAATGCTGTATTAAATCAATATGAAGAAGCATATAAAAATTGCAATGACGAATTAAAACAAAATTTAGATCAAAAACAGCGCAGTTTTAAATCATTTCCGAATCGCGCATATTGGGGAACGGCCGGATTAAAAGAAGGTGTAGTCGGTTCAGAAGCCGATTGCGAGAACATGTGCGCATCCAATTCAAAATGTACAGGGGCTACGTTCAATACAGGTAACAAATATTGTTGGACTAGGACAGGCAATGGTTCGTTATCACCTACAACAAAATCAAATGTAGCAATATTACCCACAGTAAAAAGTTGTGTAGTAACTTTAAACGCACTGAATACCCGTTTAATTCAAATAAACACAGAACTAACACACTTGATTGAAACTACAAACTCAAAATTAGCTAAAGACGAAGCACATCTGAACAATTCGAGGAGCCAACTACATGGTTATTATGCCCAATTACTTAAAGAGCGCCTACAAATGGCCAAAATTTTAGAGGACCAAAAAACAATTGATGAAGAAAATTCTACAAAATTTATGTATGTAGATACACAAAACACGGAATTAAAATTATGGTCTTTGGCAGCATGTATTTTTAGTATAATTGTCATAAATAAAATGCTAGGAAAAGAAACGTCAGTTGTGAAATTATTTTGGATGACAATTATGATAGTATTATTAATTGTATCTTTTGTTATAAGCAATGTAACTGGATTTACAGTTTGGCTTATAATAATTCTATTGATTGTATTGATGAAAATGGATATAATTCCTAGTCCAAAAGAGGAATAATAAGAGATTGTATTTGGTATTTTGTATTTATATATAATATATATTATATATAAAATGAGTGACACTAACAATAATAATAACAATAATAACAAGGAAGAACAAGATGGGTTTTTATCTTTAACCCAAGGTCAGCGGTTTAATAATAAGAAATACAATGACGTAAAGAAATCAACAAAACCTTCATCTTCATCTTCATCTTCAAATAAAAAACCATTACATCAGAAAGAAGGTTTTACAATGCCTGAAGATACAAATACAGGAACAGGTATTCCTGTTTTTATTAAAGAATATACTGGTCGAAAGGCAGTCAATGCTCAAAATCAAGCGAACATGGTTCAACTTGATGCTCTTCAGTCAAAATATGACGAGTTGCATACCCAATATAACACACTAACAAATCAAATTAAGACAACTACACAGGCAGATATGGATAAAATAAGTCCTAGCAATCAATATTTAGGCAAAAATATTACATTAGGGAGCTCATTGCCTGTCACTGGTTCGGGTGCCGGTGGATATGTTACAAGTCAAGGTATATTCAAGAATTATCCTGATACTAACACAGCAGACACTACCATTGGACAAAATGGATGCCCTGTTGACTTTACGAAAAATGTCCAATTAGATAAGTATTCCAAATTGCTTACACAAGGGTCTGATATGGTTGCTGGACAGTCATGTGGCTTCGAAAATTCGAATGTCTATGTTTCTAGTTTAAATAATAGTTCATCTGCTTCTTATATTGGATGTTATAACAATGCTGAAAATGTGAAAACGCTTGTAGTGCCGAAAATGAATTCATCGAACTCAATAAATGGGTTTGTATCTAGCGCGTCTTCTATATATCAAAACAATAATAATACATTTGGACCTTGGGGAGCATTTGACCAAAATATAAATAAATATTGGCACACTGATGGTTCTAGATACTCGAATGGACAATATACTGGTTCAACTAGTTTGTCAGTTGTAAAAAGCGACGGAACTACAGCAACAATTAAAGGTGAATGGCTAAAAATAACAATGCCTGGTATAAACACATCAAATCCGTCGCCTGTTACACTTACTAGTTATGATATTCAAGGCCGTCAAGATTGTTGTGGAGCCAATCCGATGAAAGCAAATGGCCGAAACCCGAATAAATGGTACATTGTTGGTTACGATAACAGTGATAAAAAATGGTACCAAGTTGACTACCAAGATACGACTAGTAATAATGTGAATTACAATAAGAACCTGATCTCATTCTCAATACCGAGTGCTAATCAGAAACCATATAGTGCTTATGCCATTATTGTTACCACTGTTGGCGATAAATCAGCACCATCTAACACAAAAACATCCGTTCAAATATCATCGTGGAATTTATATACAAACACTGCTGCCGCGGGAAATAATGCGATGATTGACAGCAATTTGGGATACACAACAATCGATAGCTGTCAAGCCTATGCGTTGGATAATGGGTATCAATATTATGGGATGCAGTCCCAACAATCCGATGGAACTGCTGCTTGTATGGTTAGCAATGATAAGACACAAATTGTCTCGTATGGGCAACCGGAAACACAGGTGACAACAGTGCCAATGTGGGCGTCAAATACAGTAGGGTCAACATTTTCATCACTTTCTATATCGCCAACTGGCCAACTAACATTGTCGGATGGCGTAAATACCAAAACACTAAATGCGGTTCCAACTGCGACAAGTACAAGTACAAGCAGCAGTACAACTAGCAGTAGCAGCAACTTCTATTTAATGCTACAGCCGGACGGCAATATGATATTATATAGTGGTCAACCAGGTAATGATAGTACAGTGGTATTTTCAACACAGACATCAGGACAACAACAGGGAAAAAATAATGAGTGGCTAGCGTCTAAAGGAAAATATGGTAAGCCGTTTTTGTTATCCGGACAAGTTCTGAATACAAATGAATGGATTGGCACTACTGATGGCTCAATGCGCCTAATTATGCAAACCGATGGCAATTTAGTATTATATACATCGATGAATACAAAAGGATGTATTACCAACAAGACTACAAAATAGATATATGGTTCTTCCAATGTGAATGCGGTATATCAAATCGATAATGTAGGTTATACAAATAATTTAGGAAATATAGGATATGTAGATAAAGATACGATTTTACACGCATATCCAAGTTCAATGATTGGGTATTCGAACGACTATACTATTTACGATAATTACGATTCTATGGGAAATGATATTAGTCAAGTTCAGACAACGAGCATTGATGATTGTAAAACACAATGTAACAATTATGAGAATAATGGGTGTGCTGGATTTGCCTTTCAAAAGGGCTCCAATATTTGTTATTTAAAGAATTCTAGCATATATCCTAAAAGCCCTAGACAATACAATAATACTCTTTCATTGGGTATTAGGAAACCCACTATAACAACAGGTCCATATTCTGATTCTAAAATAAACGAAATTGATAGCATTAAATATGAAAATTACCCAAAAGGAGAAGATATGACATCAACTACAAATTACAACCAGCCTGTGATAGATGAAAATACTAAGAACCAAATCACTCAAATTCAAAATCAACTAACAAATGTTGCTAGCCAAATTGTCAATAAAATGGAGTCGATGGCAGCACAGGATAAAAATATTGCTAGTCAGATGAATATGAATGATGCGCAGTTTAAAGATAAGATTTTGAGTTATAAATCGGTTAATTCACAGCTTACAAATACAAATACAAATAC